GTTGAGTACCCAACTCTCTATGAGATTGGTTTAATGCCATCCGTATTTACCCCAATGCGCCCATGCTACACATGGCTCACCATAACGATGACCTATGTAGTCCAATCCCCATTGTATCTGCTCATAGCCATTAAGTGTCTTAAGATACTCACTCTTTCCTTGAGGAATACCATAATGACTACCATTAACAGCATTAGGATTAAATGCACTTTCTTTACCATAAAGCTTAACTAAGCACTTGTATTGCTTGTAATTGAAATCTAATAGATAAAGAGAATAAGTCTTATAGTCTATGTATTCTTTAGGCTTTGTAGAGCCCGCGTCCGTAGGAAAGCATAGAGCTATCCCAAATGCTAGCAGCACCCCGCGGGCTACACGCTTAACGCGCCCGCGGTGAGCCTTTGAGAGGCTCTGCGTACTTAGCATACTGACCTTGTCAAGCATGTGGATAACATGGGCGTGTCGTAAGCGTGAAGTGAAGTATTGTGTAAAGTTATCCACAGGCTGTGTATAAGTATTATTACATCTGCACAAATGTGACTATGCATCTTTACCCCATCCTGTTCCCTTGAAATGAGCTGAGATAGGGCTAATCACCTTGATCATAGGCTCATTACAGTATGTGCATGGTATTACTGGTCTATCGTGCCATCCATGATAGATTTCTTGACTAAGATTGCATCGGGAACATTTGTAGTCGTAGGATGGCAAGTTAAGCACCTCTGTATCATGTAAGACCCACAGGCTTGGCAGCGGTCAATGTCTGCCTCTGTGGGTTCGCTAGTAATGTGACCATACTTTAATTGGAGTAGCGGTAAGAGATCGCCTAGTCGGATGATGCAGGCATAGTCCTCTGCATTCTCGGCTTGTCCGTTTAGGCGTAGACACGCAAATCCTAATTCCCCCGAAATGGATGTGCGAGCTTTCAATTGTTTCATGTAAGCCAGAGGTTGAAACCCAGCACGAGCTTTGACCTCTATGTCAAATGGTACATTGACCACATCCTTACCGCTACCCCTTCCGACAGTTGCACCACTCCACACAGTCGATAGGTACTGTGCGACTACGCGCTCTGTTCGGAAGCCTCTATGTTTCCTTGCTTGACTAGCCATTAACTGCGTGACATTTCCTGCACTGCCATGTTCCAACAGATACTTCATTATCTTTAATAACGATGTTAGCAATAATGTTCCATGCCTCTGTAGGTTCATTACATAACTGGCAATTTACTGTGTCATACATAGGCACATCCTCGATGTTAGTCCACTCGCCTGTTGTCTCATCAAAGTATTCTACAAAGCCCATGTTATGCCCACGCTTTCTGAGGTTGGAACTTGCCGTCTGATCCCAGTGTGTACCACTTGGTAGGGCATCGATGAGCAGATGAGATAGCTGAGTTACAGAAGTACCCACCCCACGCTTTACCATTCTTTTGCCCCTCTTTCCAAGTCATGTGTCCATGCTCGCATGATGGAGCTTCTACTGCCTCTGGTGTTCCCATAATGGCAGACACAGTTTCCATAGCCTTGTCAAGTGTGACAGGCGCATCTACGACTTTATTGTATTGACCTACTGGAGTTGTCCAATAGTCTTGATCATCTGCCTTGACCTCTTGAACTGGTGGCTTAACTGGTTTAGCAGCTACAACCTTGCTCATTTCCTCTCGGCTTGGGCGCTTTCCTTTAGGAGCATAACCTGCATTTGCAAGTGCTCTGCCGATTGCCGAAGTCTCACAATTCTCCAGTGCTGAAGTCTGATTAACACCTCGGCTAGTAACTGTTTCCTCAGCGTACCCTGTCGCCCACGCAACGCTATCGCTAGCATCCTTAAATAGATACGCCTTAACAATGTATCGAGTAGCCTCGACAACTTCCAGCTCAGTTGAAATGCGAAACGCTGGATAATCCTTAATAAACTTTTCAAGTCTCACCTCGACTGGCTCGTAATCGGCTAAATTAAACATAAAGATCATTCTCCTCTGTTGCTAGTTGTCCAGCGATTGCCCCATAGGAACAGAGGTCAATCCATGTGTCGATCTGTTGGGCTGACTGATTAGTCCTAGCAAGTTTAACGAGCACCATGATCCCTGCCACTTGATAATCGTGGATTGGTGTCTGTAAGTATGCTGAGAGGAGCATCGCTGTGTGTTGCAGGTTATCCGCAGGGTGACCATACGATAGACCACGCTGACTGATTGTGTCTGTGGCGGATAAGAGGATTTCATTGGCTTTCATTCCTGCCCCTTGATACTACGCCCACGATGGTATCCATCTCTTACGCCCTTATCATAGCTTCGACGCTGCACATCAAAGATAGTAATGGCAAAGCCTATAACCATTCCAATAATGCAGATCAGCAGTAGCTTGTCTGTATTTGACATCTTATACCTATCTGTGCCAATGCCCTTGATTGGCTACAGGATTAGTGTTGCATAGATAGCCGACTAATCAAGCACATTTGTATAACGACTTGATAACGATTATCTAGGTCTGCCGTAGCTCTTTCCAGACACAATGAATGTGCCATCCTTTTCTATGTGGATAAGATCGACCTGCACTTTAGCCTTATTGACATAGATAATAGCGAAAGCCTGTTGCCAATTGGCTACTCCCTTTGTATAGGCGGCTTGCTTAAAGTCCATAAGGTTGCCTACCTCGACACCATGCAAGACACGCCCTATGCGCCCTCCAGAGGCCTCTGAGAAGGCCGAACGCCCCGCTCTGTGGGTATGACCTGAGATAACATTCTTGCCATGCCTACGAGCCGCTTCAAGGGCTGATAAGCCCCCCTGTGGCTTGATGGGTGTGTGGTCTCCATGTACTGCAATCCAGTTGGGCGCAATAGGCATAGGGTTTTTATGGAAGGTAATGCCTAGTTCATCAAAGCGCATAAACTTCTCAAAGCGTAACTCAGGCAAAGCCCCAAACGCTGGCACTTTAGCCATGATGATGTTGTAAAGGCGGTCTGTGTGATTACTACGGATGCAGTCTGTAACGCCTAACTCCCAGAGCAGGTTCACAGCCTCGTTACGATCATCATCTAATGTCTGGGCATAGCTGCCCATGCGACCTTCTTCCCACTTACTGATCTGGGGTAGGTCAATCTCATCGCCTATGGTGACTACTTGATCTGGCTTAAACTTGGTAATGAATGAAGCAAGGTTGCGTGTGGCAACCCTGTCATGGTAGGGGACTTGTAAGTCCGACACTACAACGATGCGCTTAATCGTCATCCTCGTCGTCTTGGTAATCGCCATACTTCTCAGGCTCTATAGGGTCAGGCAGTATCCAATGCGGATAGGCTTGCGGCTCTGTGATCATAAACATCGCTATGTCCTCTGCGAAACCGGCACGCTTAAGGCTGCAAAAATACTCATAGAGACCGATGCAATAAGCGTCAAGTTTTGAGTAGCCTTGCTCCTCTAGTGCCTTAGTTGCTTTTCTAGCCATGAGTTTATTGTCTCTCTAAAATCCTAAGAATGGTATCGACACGCCCACGAAGCTCTGAGATTTCATCGCGCATGGATGAGCCGCTATTTGGCTTTAACTCGGCTAGGTAGTGCTTTACTAACCATCGCACTGAGCCAATAAATGAACCAACGATTGTCGTCACAGCAACAGCAATTGCCGCTGTGTCTTGCAGACTCATTACTTTTTAGGTGAGGCATAACCAAAGATGCCAGATAGGGCAGCCCAAAGGATTGCTCGGTAGTCAAGATCAAAGTTGCTAGATGCCCAAGCTGCAAGGAACGCTCCAGCGGCTAGGTAAGCAGGGTGCTTGATGTTTTTCATTATTCTCCGCCTAACATAGATACTTGATAAAACTCACCCAATAGGTCAGCTTCTTTCTTAAAGCTGAAATGAGCGTGCTTTGTGTGTTTGTTTGCGCCCTTGTATGTTCGCCACTTCCAGTTGAGGATGCGGGAACAAATGCGACCCTCAAAAATGATGTAGGCAATTCTTTTTTCTTGCTTAGACTTGCAAGCGAGTCGTAACTGGTCACAAAGATCACCCATAATGTCTGGTTCTGATCCCTCAAAAAGGTCACGCGATACATCGATGGCACGAACCCAGCCATTAGCATCTGGTATGTGATCAGACTTGCCAGCACGCAAGTGCCTTGCATCTGCGATCCATCCATCGCTACGCCTAGAGCGGTTCGGGAATGAGTCATCGATCTGCTCCCTTAACTGGATAGCAGCCTTAGAAAGTTTAGGCTTCATCTGGAGATGGCACTATCCATTGACAAGTTGCTTCATCAAAGCCAATTGCATTATCTGGTTTTGGAGCAATAAAAGCATCTTTCTCTGCATCATAGGTATAACCTACGCCTGCATAATTTTTGCGAATACTTCCATTGTAAGATGTTCGCTTGCATAATTGCCCTCTAAAATTGCCGTACCAAGTTTCAGGATCTAATCCTTCAATCAACTCAGTTTCGTCGATTCCAACAATGACTTCAGTAACAATGTTGTTTTCGTCTAAAAAAGCATAGTGCGCCATTATGACCAACTCACATTTCCTGTGCCAGCTGTAATTGTCGCTCTCTTAAATCCACCACTAGCTGCGCTCTCTGTACCTGTCAAACCTGATCCGATTGTAATTGTTAAGCTGCTTGGATAACGCAGAATCACAACACCAGAACCACCATTACCATTATTGGCTGAACCATTCCAAGCACCAGCTCCACCGCCGCCACCGCTATTCGCCGTTCCGTTACCGCCGCCGCCGCCGTTACCACCACCGCCTGCACCGCCTGTACCGACTGATGATGATGAACCTCCACCGCCGCCACCTGCGTAAGTTACTGATG